GTTCGCAGAAACGGAGGTCGCTCGTGCCGTGCGTGCCCATCCAGCCGCCCGTCTCGGGGTCGTGGAAGGTCTCGGCCGGCGCGTCGCAGACGCGGCGCGTGGTAATGCCGCCGACGGTATACTCGGGGCTCTCCTTCCAGAGCGCGCGGATGATGTCGCCGTGGATGAGCGTAAAGCCGAAGGGGAGGCCGCTTACCCAGACCTTCTCGCCCATCTTGAAGTCGGCGTAGTAGCCCTTGCCCTTCTCGCGGTAGAGGATCGGCTCGGCCGGCACGCTCTTCGTAAAGTAGAGGCCGCCGACGACCGGCACGTCGCCTTTGATCATGTACTGGTTCATCTTTATAAAGGCGTTCGGCGGGATGATGTTGTCGTCCTCGATGAAAAGGAGCCATTCGAAGTTCTGCTCGACGACGGTCTTGGCGATTATGTTCTCGGCGTCCGGGACCTGGTAGTGGATCGGTATGTGGGCGCTCATCCATTGCTGTAGGTCGACGTGCGACCAGTTGGTCGGTATCGTCTGCCCGAAGCGCGCGTTGACCCATTCCATCCGGACGGTGCCGAGCGTTGGCGTGCCGATGCAGACGCGGTTGACCCACTTCCCGGTGTTCTTGGTCAGCACGTTATCCGATATCTTTTTATCCTTCGTGGCCATAGCTCTTGTCTATTCGTCGCTTTGATAAAAGCACCTCCATGTTCCCGTTGAGCGCGTACGTGCAATGCTCTATCTTCCAGGGCTTCGGCCGGTAGATGGTGTAGAGGCCGACGAGCCGGTTCGCGCCGTCGCGCGCGAGCGGGTCGAAGTAGGTCATCGTCACCTCGGTCACGCCGTTGATGTGGGTCGGGTCCTGCCAGTAGCCCGGGCTTCCGGCGTAGGGGCACGCGATCATAAACTGGCCGCCCGGCTTGAGGATGCGCCATACCTCGTCCATGAATTTCACGAAGCCGAACTTGGCGGGGTTGATGTGCTCGACGACGTGCGAGGCCATCACGAGCTGGGCTACCTCGTCCGGTATGCCTTTCCAGGGGAACTGCTCGAGGTCCTGTACGATGTCGACGCCGGGGAGCTTGCGGAGGTCGACGCCGATAAAGCCGGGCTGTTTCGCGCTCCCGCATCCTAGGTCTATCTTCACTCCCTCCTTGTTCGTCCAGATGCCGCTGGGCTTCTTCGCTCGTGTACGTCTGGCCGGCCGCGCGCGGGGTTGTGGTTTCGTCATGAATATCTAGTGCTAGGTACGTTATAGCACAAGGCGCCGCCCGCTACGGACGGCGCCTGTGTATAAGGGCTGGGAGCTAGGAAAAGCGGATCTGGTAGGAGCCGTTGACGCTCTGGTTCGTCGCGAGCGCGCTCGTCGTGTACGTGTTCCCGGCGAAGATGGTGCCGGCGGTCGCGGTCGACGAGTGGTTGATGAGCCCGACGTTCTGGATCGTCTTGGCCGCCGTAATCACGTTCGAGTTGAGCGTGAAGGCGAACTGCACCGTCTTGCTCGCGATGGTCGTCGGCGTCACCGCGCATCGGCATCCGGCCGCGTCGACGAGCTCGCCCTGGAGGCTGGTGTCCGCCGCGCCCGGTGCGGTCCCGGTCCCGAGTATCGCGTACGAGATCGTCTTCGAGCCCGCCATGCCGCCGAGGGTCTGGCAGAGGTAGTCCTGGAAGCCCAGGTTGACGACCTGGTTTGCCTTCCAGCCCGAGTCGCCCGCGACCGTCCCGTCGTCGTTCACTATCTTGAGGCGGAAGAATCCGCGGGCCTTAGCTGTGCTTTTCATATGCGTGTACGTTCGTTGGTAATGTCCTCGCTCCCGAGGAGTGTGCCGGGCCCGAAGGCCCGGTGTCACTCCGCGCGAACCTAGGTGGCCAGGCCGCCGATCTTGTACTGCCAGGTTTCCGCGATAACCCGGAGTACGGTCGACTCGACGACGAAGCTATCCTTCGCGAAGGTCGTGACCGGCACGTCCATCTTGATAAGCGGGATAAGGTCCTGCAGGTCGATGAGGGCTTCTCCCGCGGGGGAGGTCACCGAAAGCAGGGTCGCCCAGGAGCCCATGTACCTCGAGACGACGAACTCGATCTCGTTGCCGGTGCACGGCGAGAGAATCGACTTGACGTTGAGGTTCGCGATCGTCGCGTTCTCCGCGCCGGCGATGATGCGCTGGATCGAGCCCGAGCTCTGGAGCTCGTCCATGATCGCGCGCTTCTGTCGCGGGCTGAGGAGGAGGTGGGTTGCCCCGCCGCCGGCCTCGAAGAGCGTCTGATCGTACGCCGCGATGCCGCTCGCGGTGAGCAAGGACGCCGAACCGGAGTTCGTCGTTATCTGCTTGAGCAGACCGTCGAAGGCGTTCGAGTCGACGCCGCTGTCGGCGTTAACGATGCCCCACTCCTCGCCGAGCATGACCTCGAGGGTCTTGATGCGGAGCATCTGCTCTTCCGCGGTGCCTGCCGGGTTGCTCGCCGAAGCGGCAATATGCAGGAGGCCGACCGAGAGCTTGCGGCCTAGGAGCTTGTACGCCGCCGTTGCCGTGGTGTACGTCTGGGCCGTCTCGTTCGGGGTCCCCGCGTCCGCGAAGAACGCGCTGGTGCCCGTGCCGGGCGCCGAAGGGTCGAGCTTCGACGTCAGCTTCTTCCAGGCGCTCGCCTGGCCTGCGCCGGTCGAGCGGGGGAAGATGTTCCGGATCGGGGTCGCCGTCGGAACAATCGTCTTGATAACGGGGTCCAGGTTCTCGGCGACGAAGATCGAGCGCGTCGCGGGCGAGAACGTGTACGTGCCGGTCGTCACGGACGCCTTCTGCAGGTGTTCGTAGACGCTGGCGATCGTCGCGGGATCGGAGAGTACGCTCTTGAGCGTATCTGCGTCCATCAGGGCTTCGTGTTTCATGGCTAAAGGTAATGCTAGTGCTAAGGGCTACTCGGCTCCGCCGAAGCTATGAGCTTCCAGGTCGCGCTTTGCGGCGCTGTACTTGGCGTACAAGTCCTTGGACTTCTTTTCCATCTCGGGACCGCGTGAGGGGGTCGTCTTTAGCACGCCTGCCATCTCTGAGGCGTGTGCGTCGATCTCCTTTACGATATCTTCGACAGCCTTGCGCTTTTCCGCGAGGCTCTTATCGCTCCCACCGTCGCCGGTGGTGACCGTCTTCTCGACGGGCACGGAACCGGAGGGGCGTGGGGAGACCTTCTTCTTCTCGATCGTCTCGACGCGCTTGGCGAGGTCGTCGACGGAGGTCGCGACGGCGGTCATCTTCTCCATGAAGGGGGCCATGGTCTTGGCGAGCTCGGCGCCGAAGACCTTCGCGAGGTCGTCGGTCTTGAGGCCCTTCTCGTCAGGCTCCCCGGCTTCGGTAGCGATGAGGCTCTTGAGGACTTCGCGCACGCTCTCGAGCTGGCTCGCGTCCTTGTCGTTCATCTTGAAAAGCTCCTCTATGTAGTTAACGTAATCGAGGAGGCTAGCGAGGGTAATGACGCCCATGCTGTCCTTCGTGGTCGGCATCTTGACCTTCTTGAGGTCGGCGGTCGGCGCGGCCGCGGTGACTTCGGCGGGCTCGTCGCCTGCCGGCGCGTCTCCTTCTGCGGGCGCGTCGGCCTCGGGGGCCGGCGTCTCGGCCGGGGCGTCGCCTTCTGCCGCGGGCGTCTCTTCCGCTGGTGCCGCTTCCTCGACGTAGAGGACCTTCTCGCCGCTCTCGTCGAGCTTAGCCTCGCCGGGCTTCTCCGGGTCCTCTTCGTACTTCACGCCCTCGAATTCAACGTATTTCTTCATGGTGGTGTGGTTAGCGGCTTCTAAAGCGAGCCGGTCTACGAGCGCCCCGTCGACTTTCAGCGCCGAGAACTTAGCCTCGGGATTCGCCGGCCGGTCGACCAGCGAGATCTCGTAAAGGATAAGCTCGGTGATGATGTTCTTGTTCCGCTTCACGATGCGGCCGCCTATGGAAAAGCCTTTGTAGACGCCTTCCTTGACGAACTTCCAGGCGCGGTCGTCGACGACCTTCACGCCTATAAACGTGCCGCCGTCGTCGTGCGTGTATTCCTTCGTGACGCCGACCGCTGAGCTTTGGTGCATCTCGCGTATGTTCGCGTACTCCATGTAGCCGTCCCACGCTTTCCGGATGGCGTCCTTCGTGACGATCTCGCCGTGGCTGTCGAGCGCCTCGCTCGTGCAGTAGCCGTAGACCATCTGCTTCTCGTCGTCCGATTTGTGGAAGGGAACGTAGACCCGGACGTTCTTATTCGCCTCGTCTACTTCGATGGTCTGCTTCTTCGCCGCCATATGCATAAATGATTTTACCTAGGTAGCTACTACCTTGTATCCACAAAGCTACTGGCCGTGCCAGATCGTTCCCATAAACGGCGCGAAGTGGTACTCGACGAGGCACCGGCAGTTGGGGTGTGCCGGCTCGTGGAGGTCGCCGCTCGGGAAGCTCTGCTCGATACCTATCTGGCCTACTTGCTCGTTCTTTTCGCATATCGGGCAGACCGCGCCGTCGCTTACCGTGACCCATTCCTTGTGGCTCGCGCCGTTCCGGACGGCGGTTTCCTGCTCGGCGACACCGACCATGCGCGTGGTCTCGGTCCGGACGATGCGGTCGCTCCGGTTCGCGTACGTTTCCGGGACGCGGTCCTTGATGGCGTTCGCTATGTCGGCGTTGCTCTTGCCGGCGGCGCGGAGGTCCTTGATCTGCTTCGCTATCCATTCCGTCGTCGTCTTGTCGATGCCTTTCAGCACGAGGTCGGTGTGGCTCGTGATGCCGGCGCGGATACCCTGGTTGGTGAGGTCGAAGGTGTACGGGATGTTGTGCTTATTCAAAAAGTCCTGGCCGCCCATCATAAAGACGAGGATAAGGAAGTCGGCGAAGGCGTCGTAGTCGTCCTTCGGGAGGGGCTTCAGCTTCTTCGCTATCGCGTCGTAGATCTCTAGCTCGTCGCTCTCGCTGTCGACGCGGTCGGCCTTCTGCACGGCGCCGAGCGCCGCGTCTATGTCCGCGAGGACGCCGTCCTTGAGGAGTGCCGCGGTCTGCGCCTTGAGCGCCTTCGTCAGGCGCTTCTTCGTCGCCTTGTAGTCCTTGTGGCGCTCGACGCTCTCGAGGCCCGGGTTGATGCTGAGGCGCCGTTTAAGGAGCTCGTCAACCTCGTGCTGGGCTCGGTCGAGTTCGCTCATAGCGGGTACGCTTGTGCGCGCTCATGTCGCTCCGGAGCTTCATGGCGCGGTTCACGAGGGCGCGCTCGACGGCCTGGTCCTTAAAAGGCGCGAAGGCGGCGCGCACCTCTTCCTTGCTCTTTGCGACGCTGAGGCGCGAGCGTATGAGGATCTGCGCGGCTTCGTCTATGTGCGCGGCCTTAAACCCCGGGATGCCGGTGCCGCGCTTGAGGCTTGCGGTGACCTTGCGCTCCCACTTGTCCATCTCGTCGGCCGCCTGGCCGTCCTGGTCGTCGCCTTCTGTCGCCGGGGTCGCCGTCGGATCCTCTTCCTCGGGCTCGTCGACGTTCTCGAGGGATATGGGCCCGGTCGCGGTGTAGATCATCGGCTTGTCCGCCGCCTCTTCCTTGAGCGGCTTGCGGCCCTGGTCGACGCGCCACTCGTTTATCGTCATCGCGCCGTTCTGCACCATGGTCTTGGCGCGGTCGAGCTCGAAGTCGTCGTCGACGGCCTGGAGGCCTTTCCATTCGAATTTAAGGTCCGGGCGCCCGAAGTCCTGTGCGATGATCTTCGTGTAGGTCTGCTTGAGGAAGTTCGCCATCGGGACGAGGCCGCGCTCGTGGCCGAGCTGTTTCTGCGCGTCGCCCGGGTTCTGCGGCAGGTTCTCGATAAAGCCGATGTCGCTCGGCTGGACGTCGAACATCGCGCACGTTTTGAGGAGGAGCCACTTCTCGAATTCCAGGAAGCGCATGTCCTCCGGCTTCTTGGTCGGCATGTAGCCGACGCCCTTGCCGCCCGGCATAAACTTGATGCCGCTGTTATTCGCGTAGTTGCCGGCGAGCATCGTGTCGAACCAGAGCTGGTAGTCCTTTATCTGTTCCGGGGTCCAGTTTTCCGGGACGCCGAAGAAGCCCTCGGGGATGCTCCCGCGCTTGAGCATGCTCGCGTTGTAGAGCTGGCTTTGGAGCGCCGCGTCGACGCCGATGATGAGCGCCTCGAGCGGCCCGAGGCCGTACGGCGTGTTGTTGCGCGGGTTCATGATCTTGTAAATGAGCTCCTCGGTCGTGTACTCGCCCTTTACCTCGCCGTAGATAACCTGCTGGTATGCCGCGTCCGGGGGCTCGGGTATCGTGCCGTCGCTCCCTATGCGGATGCGGATCGTGGTGGCGTCGACCGGCAGGAGCTCCTTGAGCTCGCCGCCGTAGGTCTTGTCCTTCCAGAGCGCCGCGCCGTCGAGGACGAGGAGGTCCTCCATGATCTTGCTGTTCCAGGTCCTAAAGTCGTTGCCGTTCGAGGGCTCCTCGAAGAACTGCGTTATCTTCTCGGCCGCCCCCTTCGTGGCTTCCGGTTCCGCCTCGTCGTCTTTCGGTATGATCGCCCATTCCAGGTTCTCTATCTGGCGCTTCCGGTGGTTGATGCATGCGCGCACGACGTCGTAGACGACGCTAAAGGTACGGAGGCTGTCGAAGTCTATCGTCGCGCCGTACTTGCGGCGGGGCGCGCCGACGTAGTTGCCGCCGAGCATGATCTGCGTGGGGTATTCGGCCTGCCGCGGGCGCGGGTTGTCGGGTATCGAGGCCTCGCCTTCCGCCTTAATGATGCGTACGATCTCGCCCGCGAGCGGCTTCATGAGTACCCCGAGCGCCTTGTCGTAGAAAGCCATACGTATAGGGATTATAGCCCCCGCTTATGCGCGTACGTATGCACAGCTAGGGGGCGTGCGGGCAATGCTTGAGCTTCGTATTGCAGACCGGGCATTGGCTGTTCCGGTTCAGGCCGTCCTTCTTAAACTGCTCCTTGAGGTGCGCGTCTATCTGCCGCGCGCGCTTCGCGAGGCTCATCTTGTACGCCGAGAGGAATATCGGGAGCCATTTACCGAAGATCTCCTGACCGTTCCATTCGAGGCTCTTCGCCCAGTCGTAGGCGCGGTCTACCATCGGCTGGAGGCGCTCTCGGTTCTCGAGGACGAATTCCATCTTGTCGGCGAGGTCCTCCTCGTCCGTTATCGGGCGCACGCGGCCGTTGTCGTTGCTCTGCACGAAGGCGCCCGCGGTCTTAACGAGGACGCCGCGCTCGCCTATGCCGCTGTCGGTCCTCCCGAGCATCTCGCTAAGGCTCGTGTGGTCGGGGCCTATGACCGGCTTCTTGGTCGCCATGCCTTCGGTGACGCTGAGGCCCCAGCCTTCGCCGAGGGTGCTCGTGACGACCGCGTCGCTCGCGTTATACATCTCGTTGACGACGCGGGTCGGGAAGCCTTCGCTAGGCCCGAAGACCTTCGGGTCCGGGTAGGCGAACTCGTCGCCCTCGACGAGCTCTATCTGCTTCGCCATCTCCAGCAACGGCATGTTGTTGTCGAAGATATTGCAATGCATGTACAGGTACACGTCGTCCTTACCCTTCGCGCGCCGGCGATCGAGCAGGATCTTAAACGCCTTGAGCGTGCGGTAGAGGTCCTTGCGCGGCTGGTTGCGGTTGACGTTGATAAAGACGAACTTGTTCTCGTTCGCCTCGGTCCAGAACTTGCGGCGGAGCGCCTTCACCTCCTCGTCATCGGTGAGCGGGTAGTATTCCTTGGTATTAACGCCATGGTATACAACCTTGAGCTTGCTCAGGATTTCTACTTCGTCCTTCTTGTTCTGGGCCTGCTCCGCCTCGTCTAGCTTCGTATGCTCGCCGACCCGGTAGAGCTTCGCCACCTCGTCGTATCCGTACTGCGTGTAGACGATGGGGAGGTCCGCGGTGAGCGCGCTTCCGTCTATCCAGCGTTTCGCCGGCGTGGCGTCGATGGGGAAGTAGAAGACGAAGGCGAACTGGTCGCCGACGGGGAGGGTGTCGCTGGTCTCTTGGATGTACTTGCCGAAGTTATCGCCCGCGACGATAAAGGAATCCTGCAGGACGAAGGCGATGTCGTGACGCCCTTCGCCGATGAGGTCGAGGAACTTCTGCCGCCCGTAGGGTTCCTGGTACTTCGGGTCCGGTATAAGCCCGTTGACCGCCGGCCAGATCCGGTAGGGGTAGTCGTGCGGTCGCCCGTCGTGATTGATGCCTACTATCTCGAAGTCGAACATGCCGGTCTGGTAGAGGGTGCCGAGGATCTCGCGGCAGACGTTCGCGAAGCCCGTCACGACGGTCGGACTGTCCGCTAGCACGGCGACCTTGATGCGATCGTCCGGGGTAAGCGCTTCGCCGCGGGCGAGCTTCTCTTGCATCGCTACGACCTTGTCTTTCATCTTCTCGCGCACGCGGTCTCTAAACGCTTGGAGGTCCTCGGTCATATGGTGCGCTTTACGTCGGTAATCTTCTTGCTCGGGTCGTTAAACGGCGTCGTGTAGGTCTCGCGCCCGGGCGGGCCGCCCCACTTCCGGGCGAAGAACGCCTCGTTGGCGCGGAAGCGCTCGCCGGGGACGATCGGGCTTCCGGCGAGCTGGTTCTGCGTGCGGCTCCCGTAGTGGATGAAGGTCGCCGTCGTCGTCGCTATAGCCTCGAGGCCTGCCAGCTTGATGCGGTAGTGGTAGTCGTTGTCCTCGTAGTAGGCGGGGAAGTATTCCTCGTCGAAGTAGCCGACCGTCTCGACCGTCGCGCGGTCTATCATAAAGCAGGAGAAGTTGGGGTGCGGCGCTTCGGTGTCGGGCTTCGCGTTGACGGCGTTCCCTGGGTCCAGCACGTCGTTCGGTATGACGAGCTCCCGGGTCACGTCGACGGCGCTCGCGAGCGCGGCGCCGCCTTTCGCCATGCGGTCGTAAAGGCGCTGTAGCGTGTGCGGCCCTATCAGCGTGTCGTTGTTGAGGATGAGGAAGTGCGTAAAGCCGTTCTCCATGCCGTAGGCGACGCCGTCGTTCCAGCCGCCGGCGCATCCCTTGTTCTGGTCGTTGTGCTTCACGGCCATGCGGCCGGGGAGCTTGCGGTTGGCGAAGTCCTGGGCGTGCTCGTACGTCTCGTCGGTGCTGGCGTTGTCGATGAGCGCGACGTGGTACTCGGTCTCTCCTATGCTCGCGACGACGCTTTCGAGGCAATGGATCGTGTATTCCTTCCAGAGGTTCAGCACCGGGATAACGGCGAGTATCTTATTCGGCATATGGTTTGTATTTTATCAGGTGTAGGTGGTAATGGCTGAGGACGGTGCGCTCGTGGTGGATATTCTCTAGGAGGATATCGTACGTCCCTTCGCTCGCTATGCGCTGGCGTATCTCGTTAAGCTCGCCGCGCTCCGCTTTGGTCATCTCCCAGTCTTGCGCGAAGACGCGGATCGGGCAAAGGAGGTCGTGGCGCGCGGCTATCTTGTCGTAGGGGTATTCGTTCTGCGCGATAAACCAATGCTTGCCCTTCCAGGTCGGCGCGAGGAAGCGGAGGCTACGGGGCACGCCTTCCGCGAGCTTCCTCTGGTACGCCTCGAGCGTCGCCGCCGTCCGGAAGGGGCTATCTGCCATGGGCCCAGGCGGTCACTTCCGCCAAGCTCTCCGGCGTGCCGGCGTCGCTCCAAAAGCCGTCGACGTAGCGGACGCCGCACGTCCCCGCTTTCAGGTAGTGGTTATTCACGTCGGTAATCTCCAGCTCGCCGCGGGCGCTTGGTGTGAGCGTGCGTATGACGTCGAAGACGTCTTGCGGGTAGACGTAAAGCCCGGTGACGGCGTAGCCCTCCTTGACGCCTTGCGGCTTCTCTATGATCGCGCCGCTATCATAGACGCCGAAGCGGCTCGCGTCCGGGACCTTCTTGATAAAGATATGGGCGTAGCCGTCGAGGAGCTCGAGCTTGGCCTCGTCGAACTGGCCCGGCTCGAAGACGTTATCGCCGAGAATCACCGCTACTTCTTCGCCGCTGGCGTAGTCCTCGGCGAGGCCTAGTGCTTCGGCTATCCCGCCGGCTTCGCGCTGGACGCGGTACGTGAGGTCGACGCCGTAGTCGGCCCCGTCCCCGAGGAAGTCCGCGAAGGCGCCTAGGTGGTTGCCGCCGCTTACGATGAGGATGTCGGTGACGCCGAGGTCCTTGAGCGTCTCGAGCGGGTAGAGGATCATCGGCTTGTTCAGTACCGGGACCATGTGCTTGTTCATCGCGAACGTCGCCGGCTGTAGGCGCGTGCCCTTTCCGCCCGCTAGGATTATGCCTCTCATGGTTTTTTGCTTACGCGGTTAAGGAGCCCGGTCTCGTCGCGGACGACGAGGTCGCCGCCGTGACGGGCCTTATCTATGTAGCCCTGCTCGACGCTGTTGCGGCCGGTATCCACGACGCCGGCCGAGCTCATCCGGCTTACGCGGCCGTCGTGCTGGCATCGGTCCGGGTCGCCGTTGCGGCCGTGGAAGATCCGTAGGGCGTATTCGTACGTCTCGCCGCAGACCCGGCATATCTTCAGCGGCTCCTGCGGCTCTTCCTGCTCCTCGGGTACGACGGGCTCGGCATTCTTACTCGGCATAGAGAAGTATCACCGCGGCGCTCGGGCTTCCGGGGAGGCCTACCTTGATGAGGTTGTGCTCCTGGGCTACCTCGTCGACGGCCCGGCCGCTCCCGAAGTGCGCGTGGCTCGGGTCGGCGTCGTCCGCGAGGATCGCGCCGCCGGGTGCGAGGAGCGGGAGCGCGTTCTCGAGGTCTGCCTTGGCGACGTCGTAGAGGTGGTCCCCGTCCACGTAAATGCAGTCGAAGGTCTCGCCGGCTTGCGCGAGGCTCTTTAGGTATTCGCGGCTGTCGGCGTGCACGAAGGCGTGGCGGTGGCCTTCGCCGCTCCGGGCGATGAGGTCCCTGCCTACCTGTGTGCGCTCGCCGTCTATATCGACGCTAAAGACGTTCGCGTCCGGGCACGCACGTAGGAAGGCGAGGGCGCTTGAGCCGCTATCGAAGCCGATCTCGAGTATCCGCTTAAACTGCCGGGCCGCGGCCCACTCGTATATCGAACGGAGGTAGGCCGTCGAAAAGGTGCATCCGCTCCAGTCGTAGGCGTCGTAGGGGTTAGTCATGGGGTTTTGAGGCGTTCTCGACGAGCCAGGAGGAACTCTGTACCTTCTCGCCGCCGACGCCGAAGCGCATCTCTATACCGAGCTCTTCGCACGTCTTGTACTCGGGGACGTTAAAGTCGTTCCGGTCGCCGCCGTTGGCGAAGACGTCCGGGCGTATCGCGTGGAGCTCGACGGTCACGCTCCGGTCCTCCGGGCGTGGGGGGTGGCCGGTTATATAGACGTTGTCGACGCAGGCGAAGCCCCGGATGATCTCGGCGCGCTCGGCCTCGGGCATAAAGACGTAGCCCTTCTTGTCGCGGAGCCAGTTGTCGTTGTTCAGGATGACGATGAGGCGGTTGCCGAGGGCCTTCGCCGCTTGGAACAGGCGGAGGTGGCCGATGTGGATCGGGTCGAATCCTCCGCTGACGGCGACGGTCTTAGGCGTCTCGCTCATGGTCCTCGTCGCGCTCGTGCGCGCGCGGCGCCCGCTTTCCGGACTGGCGGCAGGGCCAGCATCGCTTCGGGAGCTGGAAGGTGCGGCGCTTCTCCTTGCCGAGGTTCTCGAAGTAGTCCTTTTCCTGGACGGTAATAAAGAATTTCCGCTCGCAGGCGTTGCAGACGCGCCACTCGTAGATCTCCTTGCCGTCGAAGTATTCCTTGCCGTCTATCGTCTGCAGTCCTCGTTGTGATGGGTCTATGCTCATAGGTTATGTGCTTTCCAAAGGTCTATATGCGGGTTCGCGACCCCGGTCCGTTCGATTACTTCCGCGGTCCACGCGGTGTTCGTCGCGTACCACTCGAGGGTTTCCTTGAGCGCCGCAGGGAACTCGTCGGGCCCGATCTTCGGCGTCCAGCCGAGCTCCCGCGTTATCTTGCTGTGGTCTATCGCGTAGCGCCGGTCGTGGCCCGGGCGGTCCTTAACGTACTCTACTTTCGCGGCCTTTCCGGGCGTGAGGATCTGCGCCATAAAGCCGACCATCTCGAGGTTCGTGCGCTCGTTGTCGGCGCCTACGTTGTAGGTCTCGCCGTCCTTCCCGCGGGCGAGTACTGCACCTAGTGCAGTAATGTGGTCCTCGACGTGTATCCAGTCGCGTATGTTGAGGCCGTCGCCGTAGACGGGTATCGTGCCGCCGTTAAGGAGGCACATCGCCCAGAAGGGGATCATCTTCTCCGGGTACTGGTAGGGGCCGTAGTTGTTCGAGCAATGGGTCACGCAGACTGGCACGCCCCACGTGTGGTAGTAGGCGTTGCAAAGCGCGTCGCCGCCGGCCTTGGTCGCGCTATAGGGCACGTTCGGTTTGAAAGGCGTCTCTTCGGTAAACTTCTTTTCCATGACGTTGTCTACTATCTGCTTTTCCGTCATCGCTACCTTTCCTTTCCCTACGTGGTAGTGCTTCTTCGTGAGCTTGTCTACGCAGTCGGTACCGAAACCGGTGCATTCTTCTGCGTTCCTGACGGCGTCGTGCGGGTTCGGGAGCTGGCCGTAGACCTCGTCGGTGCTTACTTGCACGTAGCGCTCTACCGGGTTAAGCGTGTCCTTGGCGGCCTTGACGGCTTCCAGGATATTAAAGACGCCGGTGACGTTCGTATCGATAAACTCCTTGGCGCCGACGTGGATGCTCCGATCGACGTGGGTCTCGGCCGCGAAGTTAATGACGTAGTCGGGCTTGCTTCCGAAGCAGGCTTTAACGAATTCGGGGTCGGCTATGCTCCCGTGGAGTTCGTAGAGCTGGCCGGTATCGTTATCGCTCGCCTGGTAGCGTGCGCGTATGTCGGCGAGGTTGTTCGGGTTGCCGCTGTAGGTGCGGGCGTCGCCGTTTATTACCTTGACGTTAGGGCTCGCCTTAAAGAGGGCGCGGATAAAGTTGCTTCCGATAAAGCCGTCGCCGCCGAAAACGAGGACTGTTTTTCCGTTGAACGTCGCGAGGTCATCCATGAGCATCGAGGTTTACGAGTTGATGCCTTGTAGCCTCGCATACTTCCGCTATCTCGTCATCCACAAGCCACTCGTGGAACGGCAGGCTTATGAGGTGCCGGCTCACGCGCTCGGCGTTCGGGTTAAGCTCGCTCCCGGTGTACTGCCGGCTGAGCGGCATGGGGTAGTGGCGTATGGCGGGGATCGCGCGGCAGACGCCCTCGGGGTCCGCGACGGTGACCATGTACATGCCGAGGGTCGGTATATCGAGGCCGAGGCGCTGGTTGTACTGGTCGCGTACGTGCGCGCGCGCCTCGAGCGTGGCGTCGAGGCGCGTGAGGTTCCCGTAGATGAGGGCCGCGCTCGGGTTCGTCATGTTCCCCTTGTAGCCTACCCGGTTCGTAATGCGGGTGCCGGGCTCCCAGCCGAATTGCCGGAGCTTGCGCGCTTCCGCGGCTAGGTCCGGGACGGGCGTGAGGATCGCGCCGCCCTCTATCCCGCTCACTATCTTGCTCGGGTGGAAACTATAGATGGTCGCGCGCGCGTCCGGGTCCGGGGCGTCCATGCTGTGGGCGCTGTCGGCGAGGACCGGTACGCCGAGGCGGTAGACCCAGTCCGGGAGCGGACGGCCGGCGAGACGGACGGCGATGATCGCTTTAAGCCGTGGCCCGACGTTCGCGACGATAGTCCGGGTGTTCTCCTCGTCGAGGAGGTAGGTATCGGTACGGACGTCCGCGAATATCGGCGTGGCGCCGAGCTCGTAGACGACGCTCGCGCATCCGACGAAGGTTATGTCGGGGACCAGCACGAAGTCGTCGCGGCCGACGCCCATCGCGTCGAGCGCTATCTTGAGCGCCATGGTGCCGCTACTGACGGCGACGGCTTCCTGCTGGTGGAGCATGCCGAGGCGGAATTCTACGTCCTCGACCCATTGGCCGCCGCTTAGCTCGCCGCGGTGTATGAGGCCGGCGATGCAGTTGACGGCGCCCTGGTTGGTGCGGATCGCGCGGTGCTTCATGCGGTGGGGTGGCTGAGGTAGTAGTCGAGGTGCTTCCAAAAGTCCGTCTCGGCCCGGTAGCCGTACGCTTCGGCCCTCCCGATATCGGCCTCGAGGCGCATGATCTCGCCGGGCCGGTTCGGCGTGTGCGTGACCTTCGCGTTGAAGCGCTTCGCTATGGCGTTCGCTATGTCGATGATGCGTATGGGCGTGCCGCTCCCGAAGTTGACGATAAGGGGGCGGCTCGGCTCGAGGGCGAGGCCGTAGCCGGCGACGGCCTGGCTTATGTGCATGTAGTCGCGCATCTGCTCGCCGCTCCCGTAGACGGTAATCGGTTCGCCGCGCATCGCCTGCCCCTTAAACTTCGCTATCACGCCCCCGTAGCGGCCGCCGCGCTGGTGCTCGCCGAAGGTATTAAAGTTCCGGACGACCGTTATCGGCATGGCGTAGAGCTGGGCGTAGTTCTTGCATAACTGCTCGGCCGCGAGCTTGCTGACGGCGTAGGGGCTCTGGGGGTCGAGCGGGTGGCCCTCGTCCATCTTCTGGTGGCGGGCGGTCCCGTACACTTCCGCGCTCGAGGCGTAGATAAACTTCGTCGTGCTCTTCGCCTGGCGTAAGTGTTCGAGGAGGAAAAGCGTGCCGTTGGCGTTCTCTTGGAAATAAAAGGCGGGCGTCTCTATGCTCTCGTCGACGTTGATGCGCGCGGCGAGGTGGTAGATGGCGTCGAAGGGCTTCGGCTCGAGCTCGAAGATCTGCCTAAAGTCGGCGGTCACGAGCCTAAAGTCCCGGTGCTGGTTGCAGTAGTTCCCTAGGTTGTCGACGCCGACGACCTCGTGGCCGAGCTCGACGAGCCGGTTGCCTAGGTGCGAGCCTATAAATCCTGCCGCTCCCGTGATCAGTATTCTCATGCGCGTGTGGTTAGGTCGGTATTGTCGGTCCGGTGCCCGTACTGGTGCCGGCGGTACCAGACGAGGGGCTTCGGTATCCGGACGCCGTAGTAGCCGCGGTTAAGGTCGAGCATGTCTACCCAGAGCTGGTGGTCCTCGAAGTTCCCGTTGTCCTTGAGGCCGCCGACCTCCCGGTAAAGCTCGGTCCGGAAGATGCTGTGCCCGTTGATGTAGTTGCCGCTCCGGAGCGCTACCGGGTCCCAGTCGCTCACGGTCCAATCGCCGTCCCATAGCCCGAACTTCCGCATGTCGCTGTAGACGATCGCGAGCTTGTCGTCGTGGGCCGCGATGACGTTCACCGCCTCCTCTATGTAGGTCGGCTCGACCTTGTCGTCGGCGTCGAGGAAAAACAGCCACGGGCTACTGACGTGCTTGGTCGCCTCGTTCTCGTTGATAATCGTGCCGCGGCGCTCGGTGTTCTGTATCGGGAGGACGCTGGGGTGGCGCTTCGCGTACTCTATCGCGATCGCTTGCGTGTCGTCGGTGCTGGCGTCGTTCGCTATGATGATGCGCTCGGGACGCACGGTCTGCGCTATAAGGCTGTCCAGGCATTCGCGGAGGAACATGCCGTAGTTCCAGCTGGGGACGATGACGCTAATGGGTGCTGTGCCGTTTGTGTTGAGCATCGAAGAGGTCTTTTACGCTTCCGTACATAGTACCGCGGCGGCGCTTGCGGAGTGCGGCCTGGTGTTCGTATTCTTTCGCCGCCTCGCGGTTGAGCTCCCGGGTGAGCCGGTGGTTGTGGCTCACGCCGCTCCGGGCGTGCTTCCGCATGCCGCCGCCCTTGGTGGCCCAGCGGCTCGCGTCGTTAGGCAGGCGCTTTCCCATACGGCTCGACGCAGACCAGGCGCCGCTCGCGGGTAAGGCGCACGCGCATCTTCTGCCCGTCCTTGTAGGTGAAGGCCGGGTACTCGTCCGGGTCGTGCGCGCGGATAAAGTTGTAGATCTCCGCGTCGCTCGCCTCCCAGTTCACCTCCCCGTCGGCCGGCGTGCGCTTCTGGGCGTAGCTCGCGTGGGCCTGGTTCTGCGGCTTCCGGCCGGCCCAGAAGGTCTCCGGGTCGTCGAAGAAGGCCGCTATCATGCTCGGGAAGAGCGTCTCTACCCGGGCCCGGAGCTCCCGTATCGTGTCGCGTTCGAATATAGGGATCTCGGTTTGCGCCACGATATCGCCGGCGTCGTACGTGTCGGTTATCTCGTGTATCGTGATGCCCGTCTTGGTCTTGCCCCAGATGATCGCCCAGTTGAGCGGGTGGCTCCCGCGGCCTTCCGGGAGGAGGCCGGTGTGTATGTTCACGCTGAAGCGGCTGACGCTATGGCGCGCGCCGGCCGGTATCTTGGTCGGGTAGGAAGCCGAGAAGAGGATATCGCACGGCCGCCGGTCGTGCCCGGCGGTCGTGTCGGCGATCATCAGCTCTACGTTCGGGTGCTGTTCGAGGACGTCCCTCGCCAGCTCTCCCATGCGCCCGCCTGCGTAGAGGAGGACCTTGTACCTCATTTTTTCTGCGGCTTGATCTTCCGCGAGTTCTCGGAGAAGACGTCCATGACGACGGCCGCGGCCTCGGGGACGGTAAGGCCCGTTATAAGCAGGCCGCCGTTTATCTTTGCGCTCGTCTCTCCCCGCTCGACGGTCGCGACGACGAGGACCCCGGTGCGCTTGCCGCTCAGGACCTCTTTCACTATCTGTCGCGTCTCGTCGTGCATACCTACTGGACGACGGTATTGCCGTACTGCGTAGCGCATCCGTTGCTGTAGACGGGACCGCTTACGACGGCGTAGTTCGGCGCCGGGTCCTTAATGGCGAGGAAGTTGCCGGTGACGGCGTACGCGCAGTTCTGCGTGGCGCTGTTCGTGCCCTTCGCGCCGTCGATCCAGATATCCAGCCAGGCGGTCGTGCCGCTCGGGTAGCCCGTGTGGCAGGGGCCGTTCTGGGGTTTGCTTCCGTCGCCGCACGCGTCCTCGACGATAAAGTAGCGGCGGAGGTTCGGGATGTAGAACCGCGTGCCGGCCGGGTAGTCGAGCGTGCTCTTGCCGTTCGTGATGCTGTGGCCGACGGCGACCGTTATCGGGTCGGCGTACGTGCCGGTGCCGCCCGCCTTGCTATGCAGGACGGGGTTCGAGATGTCGGCGCTTCCGGGCGGGGTGTTATCCCAATACGTGTAGGCCGTGACGTACGCGGTAAAGCGCGTCTCGCCGGCCGCGGGCGGTACCGGGGCGGGCGTCGGCGCTGGTGCCGGCGGTTTCGGCTTAGGCTTCGGTGCCTGGTGCTGGGGCGGCTGGTATCGGTAGCCGTAGCTCCGGTTCCAGCGGGCCTCTGCCGTGCTTGCGCCGGCGGCGAAGAGGAGCGCGAGTAATGCTACTGCGAGGTACTTGTTCATGGGGGGCGTATCGATTACTTTCCCTGGTAATCTCTGCATTCGTTGAAGTATCCCTTGACGACTGCGAACATATACGATACTTCTGCGCTACTCATATTATCGTGTATCGGCAAATACACTATCGGTTCTCCCCAGTACCGTCCGGCCTGTATGCCGAAGGCTTCGAGGCGCTCGACGATCGCGTCGGCTATGGCGTCCGTCTGGAACTTCTGCAGGTAGACGGTAGGGAGCCATTCCTTGCGCTCGATGGCGCCGGCGTAGTCGTAGCAGTCGTCCGGGGTCATGCCGTCGGCGAGCACGTACTCGTGGTACTTCTTCCAGAGCCCGCGGCGCTTCGCCTCGTCGCCTTCGCGGATCGGCTCGTACGCGAGGCGATCGCGCTTCACCGTATCTAACACGCCCCAGCTCCATAACGTCTCGTCGTCTATGTGCGCGCCCCAGAGGACGCCGCCGTAGTTTATGTTCATCATCTTTTGCATCGAAAAGACCTTGTACGTGCTCCAGTCCCATACCGGCTTCGTGCGCCACGCGCAGTCCTCGATAATCGGTACGTCGTGGTCCCTAAACTCTTGGAGTATCTTTAGCGCGCCTTCCTGATAGATCGGTATGCCGAACTCGTGGAGGGCTATAACCGCTCTTACTCGGTTAAGTGGGTTTGGTGCTACGCGGCCGGGGCCGTATAGGTTCCAGGTGCCGCCGGCTTTTTCTATGGTATCGGTGACGCAAGCGCTTATAAAATCGCTCCCGAAGGTCTTTACTATGACGACCATGTCGCCTTCCGCGATGCCGGCATGCTTGAGGGCGGCGTAGAGCGCCGCGCTTCCTCGCGGCAGGAACGTCGCGTTGCGCGCCTTCCAGTCCATCGGGGGGGCCGGTGCGCGCTCCTGGTCGGGCATAGTGCGGAAGGGGCTCAGGCGTATCACGGGGACGTAGAACGGCTTCTTGAGGATGATCGGGTACGTCTCGACGGCGAAGTGCTTAAAGAAGGCGTAGCGCTTCGGGTTGTAGCTTACGCCTATGTCGAGCGCGTGGTAGGCGCCGCGGTAATACATCAGGACGCTCTCCCATATGAGGCGCGTCGGTATGCCTTCTCGCTTCGCTTCCGGGCTCGCTATGAGCTGGTGCAGGAAAAGGTTGTTGCCCTCGGGCTTCCAGAGCGCGCCGCCGATGATCTTGTCGTCGCGGATGGCGACGGTTCCGGTGTGCTCGTCGAGCGTGTCGGGGAAGGTCGGGTCCTCGGGGTTAAACCAGAGCGCGCGGAGCGCCGGCAGGTCCTCGGGTGCGGCGTACTTAAAGCGCAGGCTGTCCTCGCTTACGGGCTTCGCGTCGTCGATGATTCGCTGAGCGCGTCGCGAAAACTTTTTAAGGAGCTCGGCTGGCGGCTCTTTCTGGAGCGGGATGCGTATGCCTTCGTGGACGACGTCCTGGCCCTTGTAGTGCTTCTCCTCGTACCGCGGCGAGACTATCGGGTTTCGCATACGTCAGCCGGCGGTACCGCCGCGGCCGTAGCTTGCTTCGGGGTCGTCGACGAGGAAGTAAAAGAGAGTGTTGCCGCCGTTCGGGACGAGGCCGCGCGGGACGCCGCCGGTCGGCTGTTCTTCCGCGCGGAGGAACTGCGCGCCGTCGGGGATGGGTTCGTTCGGGCCGAAGGCCTTAATCTTCTTGCTCATAGCGTTGCTTAAAGTATTCTACTGTTTTTTTCGCGCCTTCGTCGAGCGTTATCCACGGGCGCCAGCCGAGGCCGTCGAGGAAGGCCGTATCTAAGGCGCGGCGGTGGAAGGGGAGGTGGCCTTCCCGGTACTGCTTCGTGTAGGCGCCTGGGTCCTCGAGGACCGCCGTAATCGCGTCGGCCATCTGTCCCGCCGTTATCTCCGGGCCGGCTATGTTTACGACCCGCTTGCTCGCGTGCGGGCTTTCCATCGTAAGGATAAGCGCGTCGGCGACGTCGTCGACGTAGAGGAAGGGGCGCGTGTCGTTTACGTACACGGTCGCCGGCGGTCCCTTGAGGGCGCCTTTGATGATCTGCGGTATCAGCGTCGCTTCGCTCGCGCGCGGGCCGTAGGGGTTCTGTAAGCGCGCTATCGTCCAGTCGTAGGCGTAGCCGCTGTGGCGTAGGCGGGCTTCGCCGACGATCTTGCTGAGGGCGTACATCCAGCGCGGGTCCGGTATCGTGATCGCCGCGGCGCCGTGCGTTTCCGGGGGCGGCCACTTCCAGTCGGAGCTTGCGGCCATCAGCTCCCAGAGCGGCCCGAGGACTTCCCCGGTGCTGGCGTAGAGGATCCGGACGTCGTCCCTGGCGGCGTAGGCGTCGAAGAGCGCCGCGTCGATGGTCTCGTTCTCGTCGAGGACGTTCGCGCTCGCGCCGGTCGTCGCTATCCGGGCGGCGAGGTGGTAGACGCGGTCGACGTCCTCTATCTCGGCGTCGTCGCCTATATCGTAGTCGCCGAGGTCGCCGTAGCGGTACGTGGTGCGGCCCGGGTACTGGCCGACGAGCTCTATCGTGTCCGGGCTAAAGGCGGTCCGGGCGTGGAGGACGAGGCGCTCGTCGGGCCGTGTCTCTAAAAGCCGCTTGGTGAGGGCGTAGCCTATAAAGCCGTTCGCCCCGGTAATAAGGCTACGCTTCTCCCTCATGGGCTTTGTCGTCGGCCGCGATGCGCTCGTTAAGGTGCCGCCAGAGCGCGTCGAGGAACGGTTCTAACTCGGGCTCGCGGATGATGATCGCGGGTGCGGCGCCGAAGGGGTGGCTTTGCGAGCGGCTATGCGCCATCTTCGCCTCGAGGAATTCTCGGGCGTATGCCTTTATCCGGAGCTCGACGGGGGTGATATTCATGGTATGCGCTGGACGCCGTCGTTAAAACATTCGCATTCGTCCTGGTCTAGTCCGCAGTAGTCGCATTCGTCCATGGGCTAGCGGTTGACCGGCTTCCCGTAGACGGCGGGGACGACGTGCTTCTGGTCCCGGTACTCCTTGAGGAACTGGTACTCGGCCTCGAGGTAGGTCGCGTGGTCCCATTGGTTCGGGGTCGTGCCGCGGCTCGGGTTGTCGGTGCGCGGTAGCCAGTCCTTCCGGAGCGCGGCCCATTGGTCGGGCGCGTCTATGCCGTGGCGCTCCTTAAACCAGTCCCGGGCGGTGTCCTGGTACGTCTGGGCGTGGTTGGCGGTCTGGCCGCTTATGTGGTCGAAGGCGATGCCGAGGATCGCGACGCGCTGGCCGAGCTCGAGGGTCTGGGCGCTTAACAGCCGGTCGTAGTGGTGGTGGATGGGGAAGTCGGGCTTATGCTCGAGCGCCTTTAGCGTATCGCGCCTAAAGATCATCACGCACCCGTCGACGACGCTCCCGTCTATGACGAAGCCTTCGTCGCGCTTGCCGTGCACTTCCGCGCGGCTCCCGGTCCAGGTGCCGTCGTCGTGCGTGTGCGCGATGCTGTTGCCCTGCATGTTGCTGTGGGTCCCGGTGCCGCGGCCGCCCCAGTTGTCGAGCTCGGTGCTTCCGATAAAGCCGACGAGGCCGAGGTCCTTGTTGGCGTCGAACTGCGCTACGGTCTTAACGTCCCAGCCGCTCTCGTAGATAAAGACGTCGCTGTGTACGAACGCGATGATCTCGCCGCGGCTCTCCTCGAGGCCCTGCTTAAAGAGCGGGTAGTTGCCGACGTTCTTCTCGTTCCGTAGCACGCGGAAGCCGCCGAGGTGGAGCGTCTCGTTCTCTATGTCGGTCGCCTTGAGGTAGTCGTAGAAGCGGCTCGTGCTCCCGTTGTCTATGACGATGACTTCGGTGGTCTTGGGCCGGTGGAGGTTCTTGATGAGCGTCGCGAGCGCGGCGGCGCTTATCTCGAAGGCGTCGAGGACGCCGATAACGATGGTGAGCTTCATGCGTGTGCGGTTTGTCGCGCCATGCGCGCTTGTAATCTCTGCTTAAAGGCTTCGTTCTCCCGCTCGCGCTGTATGGCTATGTACTCTGCGTACGTGCGGCCGGGGTTGATGCGCTCGCCGTTCCAGTCCCGGGTGTCGGTCTTGGTGGCGCGCGGGAGCGGGGCTGGGGCGGTGCAGTCGACCCCGCTGACGGTAATCGTAGTGGCTATCACGGCGTATCTTCGTTGGTGGTAAAGGATGGTCGTATGGTCGACGCCGTAGTCCCGGGCTAGGTCCATGAGCTTCTCGCCGGCGGCGCGCCTGGCGAGCATTTCCCGGAGGGTCTCGAAGTTATCGAAGACCCGTCTGCGGCCCCCCGGTTCGCGTTCTATTTTCCCGTACCGCCCGCCATTGCTTTCCATGTGGCTAGGTTGTTATTAGGCGTGGTCCCGTCTTTAATCCGGGCGACGTCCCCTGCGATCATCTGCAGGAAGCCGCTCGTACCGCTCGCGGCGCTTAGGTCTCGCATCGCGGTGTAGGCGAACCAGAGCGCCATCGCGGAGTCGCCGGTGTGGCCTATTGGGAACTGCCGGAGTTCGTCCACGAGCTGGTCGATGAGCGCTATCGTCGTCGGGTCGCTCTTGTCGTAGGGCAGGATGACCCGATCGTTCTCGAAGAGGATCGCCAGGCTTTCTACGCCTATGTACGGGTCGAGCTTCTCGCCGCCCGTATTGAACGCTACTACCGGAAGGTTCTTGTCGGCGAGGTCGCGCTTAATCGCGATCTGGTACCCGTTCGACTCCACGATTATCCTATCATGCGCGAGTCCGTCGAAGCGCTCGACCATCGTCTTTCTCCACTCGGCTGGGGAAAACTTGCCGCGGTCGAGACTTAGCACCTGGACCATGTCGTCGAGGCGCCGTAAGCCGAGCGTAAGGAGCGCGTTGTCGTCGTCCTGTTCTTTCTCGCCGGCCGCTAGGTCGTTGCCCGCGGTGACGATCTTAAACTCTTTGCGCTGGTCCTGGCTTAACGTGTGCACGAGCCGGAGGTTGGCGCCGCGCTCCTTCGCGCGCTCGAGCCACTCCTCCTTAAACTTCTGGTCCTCCCGGCTCACGATGTTGTTCTGGTACGCCTTCTCGAACGCTACCCGGTTGGCGCGCTTGAGGGGGTAGAGCACCTCGTAGGGGAAGACCTTCGGCCAGAGGACGTGCACGCCCTCGTGCATGGCGGCGTCGTTCTCCCGGAGGAAGGCCGCGGCGGCCGCTTGGCTCTCGGGCGTGCCGGCGAAACGCTTCGCGTACCACTCTTCCCATAGCTCGGGGTGCGCGGGCTCGTCTATGACGGCCTTAAACTTCTTGCGGTAGTCCCACATCGGGTCCTCGAGGATCTCGCTAAGTAGGTCGTTGTTCTGCCATACGGTTCCTACGAAAATGACGCGGCCGCCCGGGGCGAGCACGGGGAGGAGCACCTGGAAGAACCACTCCTTGATCTTCGCGCGCTGTTCCTGGGTCTTGGTGTTCTCGGGGTTGAGGAGGTCGTCGCAGATAATCTCGTCGGCGCGCTTCGAAAGGATGGTGCCGCCGACGCCCACGGTGCTTATCGTCGGGTCCTTCATGTCGTACTTGCTCCGGTCGACGATGATCTCGCGGTTGGTCCACTTCTCGGGCTTCTGCGGCTTTAACTGCCCCGCGTAGTCGACGTATGCCTGGTTGCGCTCTATGTTCGCGACGATCTCGCGTAGGAAGCCCTCGCTTTGCGGCGCGGCGTTCGAGACGAGGAGCAGGCGGACGTTATGGTCCTCGTCTATGCGGCTTAGCGGGTAGTTGACGCTAAAGCAGGTCGTCTTGGTATGCCCGCGGGGCGCGGCTAGGGCTATCTTCCGGAGCGCCTTGTTATCCAGCACGTCGTACCACTCGCGCTGGTGCTCGGCGTTATCGAAGCCGAGGACCTCCCGGCTAAAAAACTCGAGGCCCCTACGTCGGATCTCCTTGCGCCACAGCCGGTCCGTTATCTCGAGGAGGAGCGCCCGCTCCGTCTCGTTCGTCGGTATACCCTGCCAGCTTTCCCGCAAGTAGTTCCTCAATCTTAGTTGTGTCGACATGCGCGTCTACGTTTACGTTAACTGTCGGCGCCGCGGCCGGCGTATCGTCCTCGACCTTGAGCTTCGGCTTAAAGCCGTCGTGCACGCGCTCGAGGTAGCGGAGTGCGAGCCGCGGGTCGGTCTTAATGCCCTTGTTCACGGTCTCCATGGCCGGGAATATCTTTAAGCGCTCGCAAATCTCCTGGACGGGGGAAAAGTGCGGGTGTACCTCGTTAAAGTATTTCCATTGGTCCGTCGTAATACCCGCGTAAATGCAGGCGTCCCGGACTAAATGGCCCGCCTTGAATGCCTCTATCAGCCGTTCGACTTTTCCCCTTTCGGTCCACCACGCGTTCGCGCTCGCGTATATATGGAGCGCGGGGAAACTCGCGTCCTTAATCGTGTAAGCTATGTCTCTTTGTGGGGGCGCGATGCCGCTCGTCGTGATGCCGCTGTTCGTGGCGGTCGGTCCCGGCGTCGCTACGTCTGCGGCGCGCTCGCTGGTGTTGACTATCGCGTCGTCCATACTGCGGACTATAACACGAGTAAAGCCGCTCCCATGGCGAGCGGCTTTACGTATTCCCTAGGGGGCGGTCGTGCGGCGCTTATTCGGCGGCCGTGTCGGTACCGGTATCGCTACCGGTATCCGCGGCGCCGGCGTCTGCTCCCTCTTCGGAGGTCGTGCCGCCGTCCTGCGTGTTGACGTCATCCATATGGAGATGCGCTTATTATCAATGCCGGCCTGAGCCGGTTAAGTTCCAGGATACGCTCTCTCCTGGGCGCGTCTAGGGCGCGGGCGGGGATAGTCCGTACTACGTGAGGTGCTTGGTGATGGCCGCGGCGGTCTCCTCCGTGAGCCCGGTCTCCCAGCTGGTCTTAAAGAAGTGCGGTATCTGCTCTTCGAGCATATCGCGGTCGTCGTCGACGATGGCGTAGCGCTCTATCTCCGGGTGGGCTTCGAGGTAGTCCTGTATCTCGTAGCCGCGCTCGTGGCCTTTCTCGCTTCCTCGGGGCGTGCGGTCGTGGAGCTCGTGGCCGATCATCTTTACGACGTCGGCTTCGCCTTTCGGGTAGCCGCGCCAACTGCTCGAGAGCACGACCTTGGCGCCCGTGGCCTCGAGGATGCGGTAGACGAGGAGCGCCTTGTACGGATCTATCATGATCCACTCCTGGCCGCGGTGCATCTTAAAGTCGTGAGCGCTGTTGAGCACGCCGTCGACGTCAAGGAAAAGGACCTTTATGGCCTCCGGTCCCATATGCTGTCGCGTCGGCTCTCGGCTTCCTTGCGGATCTCGTCGTACTCGCCTTTCATCTTCTCCATGTCGTGCTCGTAGAGCGCGGCGAAGGCGTAGGCGACGGCGTTAAAGAGAAACGCCCAGAGGAGGAACCACGGGAGGTTATCGCCCGGGCCGTAGCCGGCGAGCGCGAGTAAAAAGTTGGCGGCCCAGAAAAGCCATACGTAGGAGGCCCAGCGCTGTATCACCTTCATAGCATCGTGTTCTGTTTAGGCTCCGGCTCTATACCGAGCGCGGCGCATGCGTCTTGGTAATTCTTTTCGAAGTAGGGCTCCCAGGCTTCGTAGCCGGGCGGTATCTTTATCCGGTACGGCCAGCCGGCCGCGGGCGTCTCTCCTTCCACTCGTAAAGTATAGCGCGGGGCGAAGTGAGGGAGGGGTCCGTAGACGCCCTCCCTCGGTAGCCCTACTGGGCGCGCTCGAATTCCTTCTCGAGCCGGTTGAGGTGGTGTACCACGTACGGAGGCGGGTGCTTCCATTTGCGGTACCAGGCTAGGTCCGTGGCGGGGGAGGATCCGTAGATCACTCCTCGCTCCTGGTCGTATGCCTGCCGGAAAAGGTCCTCGAGGGTGATGCCGAGCCGTTCGGTGCATTGGTCGATAGTCATGCGACTAGACTCCCCGGGCCTGGGTTGGCCCGTGTAAAAAGTATAGGCCCGGGGCCCGTTCCCCTCATACACAAAACCGCCTACTGTGGGGCGGCTTTGCTAGCTTCGAAGCGGTTAACGGGGACGCGAAGAGCAATTCCGCCACCGGTCTTTTCGACGTCCGTAGTATAGCACTATCGCATTAATCTGCAATGAACTAGTCGAACCACTTGTAATACTCGTACTGCTCTTCGCCGGCGTGTATGACGAGGATCGGGAGGCCGTTGCGTACTCGGTACCAGTTCATAAAGATGCGGCCGGTTCTGCCGTTGCCGTCGACGAAGGGGTGGACCTCCTCGTACCAGACGTGCAAGCTCTTCCAGTCGTCGTCCTTGCGTGGCTCGCCGTTCATCGCCTTGAGCCAATTCTTTATCTGCTCGCGTATCCTCTTGGCGTCTATCGCCTCCTTGTTCCCTATGTAGACGGGGATGGTACGGAAGGCGCCCTTGTAGCGCATTTCGATGGGCTGGCCGCGCATAAGGATGGCGTGCGTTCTGAGGATCGTCTCGAGCGTGAGGTTCTTTGACCACTTGACGTAGTCCCAGGCCTCGCCGGCGTCGCGGAGCGCCGTATCGCCGTAGACGCCTTCTATCGCGTTCGACTCTTTGAGGAAGTCGGTCTCCGCCTGGCTTAGCTCGGTCATGGTGTTGCCGGTGCCGGCGTGTCCGTCTTGCAGACGCTTCGTGATCCTGCGGTCCTCTCCCATTGCACGCGCTCTATGTGGCCGCCGGTGGCGCGGCAGTACCATCCGTAGGACTTCTCTATCGCGACGCCGTACGCGGCGATCGCTAGTGGTATCGCGTAGAGGGTCGCTACTATAAGCACGAAGAAAACCACTATCGCTATCCCGGTAAGTATATATTTCGTCATGGTGTTATCGGGTCGTAGCCCGGCCGCGCGCGCCCGGCGGCGGGCGTGCGGGGGTCGGGGCGCGACCTACGGGAGCGGGTCTACCGGCTCCGTCCAGGTACCGAACTGACACGTAAAGGGTATCAGCTGGAACCAGTAGTGCTGTCCGGTCGTAAGGCCGCTGATCGTCTCGGCGCCGTCGTCGGTTGCGCCGACGTAGGTGAGCCATTGGCCGATCGTGTGGCCGTAGCGGATCACGACCGCGAGGTTGTTGCCGGGTATCCAGCTCAGCTCGAGCTTGCCGTCGCCCGGTACCGCGTTGTGGACCGCGAAGCCTTGTACGAGCGCCGGGGCCTCGCAGGCCGGGGTCGGCTTGCTCGTGCCGGAGCCGCTTCGGTTCCGGTGGTGGTGGCCGCCTCCGCCGCTACTCCCGCCGGTATCGGTCGGGGGCGTCTCGGGCTGTTCCTGGGTGCATTGCGCCGGGTCGGTCTGCACGCCTTCGTCGTTAGGGCAGACGTCGGTGGGCGGCTCTTCCGGGGTGCATTGCTCCTCGCTCGTCTGTACTCCTTCGTCGTTGGGGCATACGTCCGTCGGCGGGGGCACGGTGCAGTCGTCGGTCGAGGTCTGGACGCCTTCGTCCTCCGGGCATACGTCGACCGGGGGCGGGGGCGTGCAGTCCTCCTCGCAGGTCTGTACGCCCTCGTCGTTCGGGCATACGTCTACGGGCGGCTCTTCGCAGGGCGGCACGGTAAACTCCCAGCTGTCCTGGCTTTGCGGGCTGTCGAAGACCTCGCCGCTCAAGACCGGGTTGTCCTGGCTGTAGACGTAGGCTTTCACCTCGTACGTCTCGCCGGCCGTCGCCGTGTGCTGGAAGCTCCAGCTGGTCTGCTCGTTCGTGTCGCTTATGACGGTCTCGCCGTCGAAGGTCACGATGAGCCTCGTGCTGTCGTCGCCGTTGTAGTTGGCGGTGCCGGTGAAGGACTTGTCGCTCGTTCCGCAGGCGGAGAGCTGTTTGGTAATGCTCACGTTGTAGCTGGTCGTGGCGTTTGCGAGCGCCGGGACCGCTACGAGCGCGAGTGCTAGCAGTAGTGCTATGCGTTTCATTGCGTGGTGGTTAAGTGCTTTCTAATTACCGGCGCTTATTCGCGGCGCCGGTATTCATCATACGTGGAAGTGTCGAGGGCTTTGTCTACCTCCGTTTCGGGGACCTCGTACTTGGCGGCGAGCTCGGCCTTGTCCTCGAGCGGGTCGGAGTCCTTGACCGCCTTCCAGTTCTTCTCGCTCAGGTACGTACGCTCGAGGGGGACCATCTTGCTCTTGGTCCAGGTGTAGACGGTGAAGTAGCTCACGCCGAGGTCCTTCGCGACGTCCTTGACGGTCTCGCCGTTCGCGACGCGCGCGACGGCCTTCATCCGGTCCTCCATGCTGTAGTGGCCCTTCGTGACGGCTTGGCCGCGGGTCGCGTCGGTCGGCTCCTTGTCGGCCTTCTTCGTGTACTTGCGCTTGCCGGTCTTTTCCGGCTTCTCGAACTTCTCGAGGTTGAGCTCCCCGTCCTTGGTCTTAATCTTGATCTTCTTCGGGGCGCCCTTGGCGCGTTTTACTGCACTAGGTGCAGTACTGACGCGGTCCTCGATGCGGCCGATGCGGTGGTCGAGCGTCTCTAGCCGGCTACCGACGAGCGCCAGCACGAGGGCGTCGACTATTTGCTCGGGCGTGAGCTCGTGCTCGGTGACGAGCGTGCCGTCCTCGAGCGTGATGATGACCTTCCCTATGTACTTGCTCATGCTCACGTAGTTAGTGTCTCGGATAAAGTGATCGTCGGCCCCTCTTCCTGTAGCAGTCCGTTGCTCCGGAGCTGGCTAAGGTAGGTGCCGAAACTGCCGCCGCTGACGGCGACTTGTGCGGCCTCGCCGAGCTCCTCGCGGGTATAGCCGTCCGGGTAGCGCGCCTCCAGGGCCTCGAACATTCGGCGCGCGCCTCCCTGGAGCTTCGCGCGCCACATATCGCGTACTTCTTCCGGCGTCTGCGGTGCCGGCTTGTCCTCGCCCAGGTACTCTATGCCGGCGTCGGTCGCCCGTAGCTTGCCGTTCGCCTCTTCGAGGTAGCCGGCCTGCCGTAGCTGGCTTAGGTACGTCCCGAAGGAACCGCCGCTGTGCTTTACGTCGCTGAGGGTCCCTAACTGCGGGCGCGTAAACTCCATCGGGTAGCGGCTCACGAGCGTCTTGAGCATGCGGAGGGCGCCGCCCTGTATCGGGCGCGGTTCCCCGTCCTGCGCTACGGCGCGTACGGGTGCCGGTAGCTTACCGCCGCCGCCGCCCGGGTGGCTGAGCTGTATCGTGTGGGTCTTGGTAAAGACCGGTGCGTTCGGTATCTTCACGTCGCTCGGCTTCCAAGTATTGTCCGGGTCGGCGAGCCCGAGGATCTTCTTTAGGATGCCGCGGAGGCGATTAACTTCCCGTTCTCCGTCGAGGCGGACGCGCTCGGCTTCCTTGCGCCAGGCCGTCTCGGCGTTCTTCGCGCCGGTCTCGTAGCCCTTCTTCTCGGCCGCTTCGAGCGCCTTCGCCCAGTCTGCCTGGGGCAGGTGCGCGGTAATCGCCGCGGCCTTGGTATTCGCGGTCGTGGTTATCGGTATGCGTGCCTGGCGTTCGAGCTCTGCGATCCGCTTCTTGAGTTCCTTCGGGTCGTTCTCCTTCGCCTTCTGCATGGTCTCGGCCATCTGCCCTTTGAGCGCTTCGAGGTCGACGTCCGCGAGCTTCTTCGGGACGATCTTGCGCTCGCCGGGCTTCGGCGTCGCGCCGCTGTCGAACGTCTCTATCGGGAGGACGTGCGTGCGCTTGAAGATCCCGTCGCTGGTCGGCCAGCCCGGGCTCCAGAAGTAGGCGTCGCCGATCGGGAGCGAGGGGAGGGAGTTGAGGAGTTCCTTGCCTTCCTCTACGTCGCCGTGCACGTCTATCCAGGCCTTCATGGCGCTTAGGTCCTGCGGCGCTATCGTCCGGAGCACGACGAGCATCTCGGCCTGGGTGAGGACGTTCTTGTTAAGGACCGCGCTTCGCTGGGTGACGAGGATGCATCCGAGGCCGCGCTGGCCGCCGCGGCGCACGATGTCCTCGGCCGCGCCGAGCATGCGCGCTTCGTTGGGCTGGGGCTTCTGCGGGGCTATCGCGTCGGCCTCGTCGATGATGAGCATGGTCGGCGTGCGGTACTTCTCCTGGGCCTTGAGGCGGTAGAGGCTTTCGAGGAAGTCCGTCATGAACGTCGCTATCTCGTGCTTCCGGAAGCTCGAGAGGTCGAGGACGATGCTGACGCGGTCGTAGACGACGAGCTTCGCTATGAGCTCGCCGGCGCTCGGTTCGAGCGGCACGTCGCCGTGCTCGCCGCCGAGGATCACGACCGGGTAGCCTTTCTTCTTGCCGTCGGCGCTCGAGCGGATGCCCCATTGGTCGCCCTTCGGGTCGACGATGACGATCTGCTGGCTCGCTTTGAGGAGCTGTTCCGCTATCCGGCGCATGGTGTAGCTCTTGCCGGCGCGCCGCTTGGCGAGGATCGCCGCGGTCTGGGTGACGAGGTCGAGGGGGAGGCTTATGTCGGCGCTGATGTGTATCGGGTTCTTTTTCATGAGCCGGGCTGTAGTTCCTCTTCTATCTTGGTAATGATCTCCTTGACCTTCTCTACGTCGCGCACGTCGTAGTCGTCCTGTATGTCGCTCTGTAGCGCTAAGCAGTAGTCGCTTAGCAGGTCGTGCAACTGTACCAGCCTTTCGGGCGTTAGTTCGAAGGGGGTATGCGCCATAGCTAGGTCGGCTTCTTCATTAGGTTGGTGATGCCGCCCTTGTAAAGCACGCTATTGAGCGTGTCGTAGTCATCTTCCGGGTCCTTAGCCGGCGTCGGGAGTTCCAGGCGCCCGGCGAGCTTAGTATGCTCGCTCATGTAGCCGTCGTGCGCGTGCCTGACGAGCGTATCTACCTCTTCCTCGGTAAGCTCCTGGCCTTCCGGGAAGTAGTACGCTTCGTCCTTGCCGAGCCGATCCTTTAGCTCCTGGATCGCCGCCTCGTTGCCGGCGGTCGGTATATAGAAGTTCCAGCGCTCACCTTCCCAGTCGTTGTATTCGGTAAATTGCGTGTACATCATACGAGTGATATGTGAGCGTAGTCTATGGTTTTGCTAATGATGCCGCCGACGATCTCGGCGAACCGTTGCGCGCTTATCTTAAAACCGCACTTACACTCTATCGTCGCCGGGTCCTCGCTTATATTCGAGAGGGCGAGGTCCTTGCCGCACTTCTCGCTCGGGCACCGGTTGTCTTTGAGCTTTTTCCAGTTCATACCGGCGCGGCTTCTACTGTCGTGCTGTTAACTTCGTCCCAGAATAAAAGCATGTGTGGGTAGCCCTTGCCGGGGAAAGTCGCGCACCAGCGCATATCTTCTTCCGGGGCGTTCTTCGTCTGCGCGGCTTCTTGCTTGTGCTCTTCGCACGCGAACTGCTCGCCGTCCGAGCACCACGTTATATCGTCGCCGTAGCGGCCGTATGCCGTACTCTTCGGGTTGTGGCGCGCGTTCTCGTAGAGGAACGAGAGCCGGTACTCGGCCGGCGCTTCGCATATCACGCACGTACGCGCGCGGCAGACGTACTCGAACGTTTT